ACGCGCTTCACGTTGTTGCGACACCTCGCAGCGAGCGTGCCCGCAGGCGTCGGACCGATGGACTGCCTGGAGATCGCCGGGGCGTACACGACGCTGCGAGCACCCTAGACGGCCCGGTCAGCACGAAGCGGCCCGCCTCACCCGATGAGGGTGAAGCGGGCCGCGAGGTCGTGCGGGGCGGGTCAGGCGGCTGGCGGGACCTGCACTGACCCTGCCGGCGTCGGCTCGACAGCAGGCGGTGCGACCGCGGGCGCCGGCGTGACGGGAGCGAGCTCGGACGCAGGCGGCACGGGCTCAGGCGCAGGTGGTGCAGGTGGTGCAGGTGGTGCAGGTGGTGCAGCGGGCGTCGGTTCGACGGCCGGTGGTGTGCCCGGGTAGGCGTCGGCGGGCGGCATGGGAGGCTGAGCGGATGACGGAGTGGGAGTGGGCACAGGCTCTGGCGGACCGGGCACAGGAGCTGGCGGCACGGGGGATGCCGGAGGCGGCGGCGGCGTCTGCGAGAGCGGAGCAGGCCTTGGAGTGGGCGTCGAGGGTGGCGGCTCTCCCGCCAGATCGGCCCGGTTCGTGTGCGGCGCCGCGTAGCCGGTGACGCCTTGGACGACGACGACCAAGGCCGCCCCGAGCGCCGCGAGGCTGATGGTCTGCTGCGGCGACGGGTGGAACAGCCCGAACGCCAGGATGATGCGGTAGGAGGCGGCCCCGAGGGTGCCGGTGAGGGCGGTCGCGACGACAGGGACGGCGACCTTCGCTTCGACGTTGCCGAACTTCATGCTGACACCTCTGACCAGCAGGCGTGCGCCTGCCCGTAGGGAACGTGCTGGTAGTCGGTGGGCCAGGTTGCCCGCACTGCGTCGGTGACATCGGTGACGACGGGCCAGAAAACGTGCAGGTGCACTGTCCCCGCCTTGGGCTGGACGACGTTCGTCGGGGTCCACGTGCCATCCGGAGAGCGGTAGCCGGGCTGCCACTCGGTGCGGGTCATGGTGACGATCGCAGCCGAATAGAACTGATCGCTACCGTCCGAGTTGTCGTTCGACGCCGTGCCGTTGTGGTAACGGACGGTCTGGCCGATCTTGACTTTTGGAGCGGTCATGCGTGGGCCTCCGGTCGGGCGGCGAGCGCCTTGGCGTCTGCCAAGACGTGGACATTGGCGCGGCTCATGTGCCTGTCGTTCCACTCCTTGGGCAGGATGTGCCGGAACTCCCACACGGACGGGTAGCCAGCGAACTGCACGAGGAACGCGACGGACGGGGCTGGCGGCTTCGGCGGTGCCGGTGGCGCTGACCACCGCGGCGCCGGGGGGGCGTACAGCACCTTCGCGGATGCGTCCCCGAACAGCCCGTCCGCGACCAGACCGTGCGCGCCCTGCCACTTGCGTAGCGCCGCGTCGGTGCCGGGCCCGAACCGGCCGTCGGCCGGGAGGTGCAGGGCCTGCTGCATGATCGTGGTGTGCACACCGGCACAACCCAGCCGGTAGGGCTTCGTCTCCGGGTAGTAGACCAGCCCGGACGGCGTGACGACGCTCCCGCCGCCACCGGCTCGCCACTGCCCGTAGTCCGGGCCAGTGGTCTGGTCCAGGTCGCTGGAGGTGCCGAGGGCGTTGACGCCGTTCTGCACCTGCCGGAGGTGGGCGCGGGGATCCCACTGACCGTTGGACCAGGCGTAGGTCTGCCAGCCGTAGGCGACGAGGCCGGCGTCGAAGCAGCCGCGGACGACGGCGAAGCTGCCGTACACGCCGCTGCGGCGGATGGGGATGACGGATGACCAGCCCTGCGCGTAGCCGGTGATGTGAGGACCGACCGTGGTGTCCTCATCCACAGCCCAGAAGATCGGCACCTCGCTGGGGGCGCCGCACGCAGCGGCCTGCGCGACGGCTGCCTGCGCGTCGGACCGCCCAGCCGCGTAGCCGTCTTCAGCCCGGTTCGCGGTGGTCTCCCAGACCAGGACGATATCGATGCCCTGGCCCAGCCACGCGTTCGCCTCGTCGCGGGTGAGGTTCTTCCCCGGGTCGTAGGACAGGTAGCGGGCTACGAAGCTGTAGCCCTGCTGCCGGAACGAGCCGTAGTCGAGAGCGTTGTGCCAAGCAAAGTCGAGTCCGTTACTCATGCGTGCTCCTCAGGTAGTGGTGGCTGGTCGGCGAACGCTGCGCGAGTCACCGGATGGTTGGCGTCAAGCTCCTGTCCGTCGTGGTGCTTTCCGCTCGGGTCATACAGCACCCGGACCGCGGCGACACCAGCGCCACGAGGGGCGACCGGAGCGACAGCCACACTGCCGACGAACAGGACGAAGTCGTCGTGCTTGAACGTCTCGATGTCCACGATGGGCTTGGGGTAGTGGTGGTAGCCGGCGGCCTTGGGCAGCACGCCAATGTGCGCATCCGCCGGCAACGGCACGCTGGCGTTCCAGAACGAGTCGGTCCAGGCCGCCACGTGCTCGGGCGTGACGATCGGGGTGTCCAGGATGGCCAGGTCGGCCGCGGTCATCGCCAGGTCCTTGGTGTACCAGCCCCGGGTGGCTGGGAAGGCCGCTACCAACCTCCAGGCCACCTTGCGCAGCTCGTCTACCTTGCGCGGGTCGGCGCAGAACTGCGCGCTCCACTCGATGCCCGCCGGTAGCAGGGCCAGCAGTGGGCTGTGATCGAACAGCCACACCCCGCCACCATGGTGGTCCTGGTAGGGCGGACCACCGAAGTACCACGGTTGGCTGGCCTGCACCGCGGTGATCATGTGCTTGCGGCTTCGGCCGTACAGCGGCGTGTCAGCGCGCTTGGCGTGGTCGCCGATGAATACGGACCAGCCGTGATCTTCTGTCTCGACATGCTCGCCTGGGTGGTCCTCTGCCTCAGTGTGCGTGCTCTGCGCGGTCATGCGTGGTCCTTTCCGAGCAGGTTGAGGACGTGCGGCCACAGGTCATCCAGCGGCAGGGTCGGGTACAGCGGGTCAAAGCTGAGCCGGTCCCACTCCGCGAACCGAATGGCCGCGGTGTGCCAGCCGCAGGGGTTGTAGATGTCGATGCCGTGGGTGCCGTGGATCTGGTCGTGCTGGAACGCGCTGTGCGTCGCCAGCACCCGCCTTGCGTCGTGGCTGAGCCGGTCACCGAGCATCGCCGCTGCCGTGTCCGCGTGCGTTGCCGGGGCGAGCTTGTGGGCGACGTCGTGGAGCAGCCCGACCGCAGCCCACTCACTGCCCGCGCCGTCGCGTAGTGCCCGGGTCGCGGTCTGCCGGCAGTGCATGAGGGTGCTGACGTGGGAGCGGTCCGGGTTCGGGTCGTGGCACGTGTCAAGATCGTCCAGCAGCAACCGGAGCAGATCGGCGCGGGTCACGGACTTGCGCAGAGTGGATCAACGACAGCAGCGGCGTGCATTTGGCAGAACTCCTCGCAGTTGCCGAAGTAGCCCTGAACGACCACATCGCCCTTACGGGGACACGGCCATTCCGAGCACGCCTGCCAGAGCGGGTCGGCCTTGTCCGTGCAGATCATCCAATCGCGCTGAGGATGGCGAAGGGTGTTCACGGTTGCGGCGCGGTCCGGTCAACGAGGACAGCCTGGCCGTCGCTGGCGACAAGCCACTCGATGTCCCCCGGGGTCACGTTCTGCGGCAGCCGCGGGGGCTTGTCGTACAGGTGCACGCCGGCACGCAGGCAGGCCACGTCGTCTAGCTGCGAGCAGATCAGCCGGTCCTCACGGCCGACGATCTGCTCGAGCCAGCCCCACCGCAGTCCGATGGCGGTCAGCCCGAGCGCCGCGATGTCCAGGAAGCCGTACGGCGTCCCGACGAGCCGCAGGGCCTCGGCCGCGATCCGGGCGCCGGCGCCGGGGCGCTGGGCCTCGATCATGGCCAGCAGGTCGGTGCCCCAGATGACGTTGGGGCCGTCCTGTTCCCGGCCGATGGTCGCGCCGCGGGGCATCGCCTCGACGGTGCGGCCGTCCCCGAGGGCGATTCCGGTGTGATTGACACTGCTCCTGGTCGCTAGCCGGATGAGGGCGCCCATCCAGCCGCCTGAGCGCAGGACGAAGATGGTGCCGGCGGGGTGGGTCACATCGCACGCTCCAGGACTTCAAGGGCTTTGGCGGTCCGGCCGGTCTGCAGGCAAGCGACGGCGCAGTCCGGGCACGGCTTCACGTCCCCGTTCACGGCCGGGGTGGGTGGCACATCACCGTCGGGGCCTGGGGCATCGGGGTCAGCAGGCTGCCGAGGTCCCGGCCCAGAACTGACCCTTCCCGCCGGGCTCGTTGCACCGCCGCGTCGAGCTTGCCGGCGAACTCCTGCTGCTGGGCATGCTGGGCGTTGCGGAGCTGGCACGCTTGGTATTCCTGCTGCTGCTGGTTGTGGACGACCCACCCGCCGACGCCGGCCAGGGCCAGGGCGAGGACAACGAGCGCTACGACGGTCAGGTTCAGCCGGCGCCGGGTCGGGTTCGCGGTCGCCGCTGCCTGCGCCTGATCGGCCTTTTCGATCGACAGCCGAATCAGGGTGTGTAGGCCTGCGACGGATTTGGCCAGCTCCGTCACGGACCCGGCGAGAGCTGCCACATCGTCGCGGGATGTCCGCCCCCGGGCCCGTGACTCGTTCCGGTCCGTGGTCGCCTGGTTCCGGTCCGTGGTGGCCTGGTCCCGGTCCGTGGTGGCCTGGTCCCGGTCCGTGGTGGCCTGGTCCCGGTCCGTGGTGGCCTGCGAGTCGGTGTGGTCGTAGGGAAGATGCTCGTCTACCTCGGGCCTGTCAGCACCTGTCGGAGGTCCCGCATCGGGCAGGTCAGTCATCGGTGATGTCCTTCCTCGGTGCTGCCGGCGAGGTCAGGGTCGGGTTCGGGGTAGCTCTCCTCAAGGCGGTCTGTCAGCTGCCCCAGCCGGCTGGTCAACCCGTCGAGGCCGTCGAGGAGCTTGCGCATCTCGGGGGTGAGGGACCCGGCGAACAGCTCCGGCCGGGCGGCCATCAGTGGAACCCGCCGGCGGACGCGACCGCGACGATCAGGCCGACACCGACGCTCACGGCGCCACCGATCCCGATTCGGATCAGCGCGGTCCGGTTCTCTTTCACTGCCTTGTCCGCGGCGTCGGCGGCCTTGTCGGCGGTGTCCATCCGGCGGGTCAGGTCCGTGGTCGTGACCCGCACTGCCTGCTCGGCCGCGAGAGCGACTCCGGTGGCGTTCGTGCGGTCCCGGTCGTAAATCTCTTTCCGGACGTACGTGCCGTCGAGCGCGCCCAGGACGGTTTCGAACCGGCCGATGGTCTGGTCCAGCCGGGCCGTGAGGGTTTCCAGGATGTAGCGCATGACTTCCGGGTCGGACGTTCCGGGCATGCGGCTCCCTTCGGGTCAGGCGGCGGGAGGGTGCAGCGAGCTCTAGAACGCGAGGGCGGCGGCGAGGCTCGTGGGGCTCAGCAGGAGCTGCACTTGCCAGCCAGTCATTCGGTCCACCGTGTGGGCGATGTGCTCGACGTGGCAGTCCATGCTGATCGTCGGGGTGATCCGCTGGTTGACGTGGACCCGCGACCCGCGTTCGAGGGTCAGGGCGGCCAGCCAAGCGTTGGGGCACACCGCCGGGTCGAGGTGGGACGGCTTGAACGTGAGCAGCCGGATGCGTTGCTTCGGGTCCTTGTACGTCGCGAGCAGGGCGCTGACACGGTTCTGGACAACGGCGTCGGTCGGGTAGGCGTCGAGGTTCGTGGAATGTGCCAGCGCCCGGGTGCCGTAACGGCGTTGGCTGGTGAGATCGGCCCGGTCCAGCGGCGTCATGATCCGGCAGGCAGTGAGGCTGACGGTGTTGTAGATCAGCGTCGGGTCGAAGTCGGTCGCGAGGTCCATCTCAACCGGGATTTCCCCGAGGTCGACCCGACCCCCGAAGGTGAAGGCGACCGCGCCGTTGACGGTCCGGCTGTCACGTTGCCGGAAGGTGAGGACCCCGGCGGCGTCGGTGAAGAACGTGCCGAGTTCGTCTGTGTCGGCGGTGCTGAGGATTGCGTCGAGGCACGAACCGCCGTTCGGAACGGTGGCGACGGTGGACAAGCCCCGGTCGATACTGGCCTTCGGGCTGGACAGGCCAGGCTGCTTGAAGTTGGTGTAATCCAGCAGCCGCGAGATTCGGACACCGGTTGTTTCGCCTGCAAAGCCGGTCTCGCCGGCGTTGAACAGGTCGGTGTGCCGCAGGCTGCCGTTCGGGCCGGGCGTCGTGGGGATCCACGTGCTTCGCAGCACCAGATGCGACAACGAACCGAGGAAGGCGTTGTAGTAACCCGCGCCGACGTAGATCCTGGTAGCAACGAAGTTGTTCGAGGCGCCTGTTGTGGTGAAGGTGTAGGGCGGCCGATTATCGACAAGGGTGGTGATGGAACCAGACTGGACGTTGACGCTCACGAGATGCGGAGCACCATCGTTTAGGATTCCACACGTCGCGGCATCGACTGCCGTACTGACACCGTTAACGTCAGTGATTTGCAGCTGACCCGTCGCAGGAACAATCGACAGTGAGAGCACGTTTCCGACGGTCGTGTTGTAGAAGGCAAAGAAGCTACGAAGGCTGTCCGTGGCAGTCGTGGAGATCCATATGCTTGCGCTGAGCCCAGCGGCGACACTGACAGAGGTTCTCAGGGGAACGTTGGCGTAGGTCGCGGGCGCCCCGTCAAGATGCACTGCCTGTCCGCTGTCCCCAGCAGGGACGATAGACGCCACCGTTGTGTAGCCACCGGCGAACTGCATCGGCGCGTTCCACGTCCCGGCGTCGGTCTTCGCGCTGTTGACCGACGTGCCGGGCGAGGTCGGGTTCGGTGCGCCGACCGCCGCAAGGGTCCAGTAGTACAGCGGGTTGTCGCTCAGGGTCGTGTCCTGCACCGCCGAGCGGTACTGCGCCTGCGACAACAGGGCGAGCGCATCGACGCACACGAGGTCGGACTGCCCGAACCTGCCGCCCCGCGTCCATGCGGTCGGCCACCGCTCCACGAAACCGGTGAACACCGGCCGGGTCACGCCCTGCCATGTGCTCAGGATGCGAATCGGCCGGAACGGCAGGACATACCCGGCGTAAGGGCTCGCGCCGTTCGCCGGGTCCAGAGCGCCATCGCGATTGTCAATCGGCACCAGCATCTCGCCGGTCTCCGTGCGCCCCAGCTCGTAGGTCGCGCCACGGTGCGCGCTCCACCCACCGACCACCCGGTTCGTGATGTCCACCGCGCCGGCCCAGTTGATCAGACTGCCCTTGTCGTTCGGGTCGGAGTACACCGCGAGCTGGAACTGCAGGGTCGGCCAGTTCGGGTAGGCCGGCGGGGCAGCGGGGAGCGCGCCGCCGTTGCGGGCACCGAGGCGGAACAGCCCGGGGCGGGCTGGGCCGACCCCGAGACGGTCGCCCGTCAGGACAGCCACGGGTCAGTCCCCGAGGCGAACGACGGACAGGAACGGCAAACCGCCACCGAGGTTCGTGGACTGCGCCACCGTCGTGTACGTCGATAATACCAACGTGTCCCCGACAGCCAGCTGCTGCTGATCCGAGTCGCCAAGAACGATCAGGGCGCCGACGGTCGTAATATACGTCAACGGTGCGATGCGCGAGGCACCCGCCACAATACCGTTCTTCGTGACCCACCCATAGTTCGCGACGGTCGCGGCCGGATTGTTGTAGCCCAACCCGCCCCACGACACCAGATACAAGCCAGCGCGCCGGATCGTCGCCGTGTTCACCGGACCGGGGTCCAGGCCGGCGCTGTCGAAGTCGAGGGTGTCCAATGCGATGGTCGTTATTGTGGTCGCCGGGATCGACTGCGTCACCGTCGCGTGCCTGCGCCACTTGTGCAGCAGGTTCTGCTGCACCGTCGCCATCGCTCCGGCGCTCAACTCGTGCGCCACCGCAGTCCCGACCGGCCAGACCGCAGCAGGGTAGGCAGTTGCGTCCTCGGCCTGCCGCACCAAAGTGAGCGTCGTGGTCCGGGAATCGGTGCAGATGAACCGCTCAAGCACCTGCCCGCTGCCGTTCAGGAACACCCCGCGCCACTGCGACGGCAGCCCCAACGTCGGATCAGCGACCGGCAGCCCAGCGACCGAACCGACTACCGCCGACGTCGCCGCCGCCGAGGCCAGCGCGGTAGTCAGTGCGGTATCCGCACCTGCGGGGGCGTTAGCGAATACCTCAGCAGGCACGGCTGCTCCCCTTGCTCACTGCCGTAGACGAATGGGAGTTACGAGCCTGGTACTGCAACTCGTGGGTCTGGACGCTGCGGTGAATCTCCCGGCCGTCCAAGATGACGTGCAGATCGATCGTTGCCGACTGCGCGCCGGGTGATCCGCCCTGTCCGGGCTTGCACACCGGGATGCACGCCCGGCCCGCGGGCAGTCCAGTTGGCCGCGGGTGGTGCGTAACACGGGGGATGTGCGGGGCGTGCGGGTGGTGCCCCGTGTGTCCCGCGCCCGCGTGCTGGCGAGGGTGATGGGCGCGGGGTCCGTGGTGCTCATGGGCGTCCGCGATGGCGTCCCGCGCCGCCTGCGCTATGTCCAGTGCGGCCTCAGCAACACCGCGGCGGGTGGAACGCATACCCAGCGCCAGACCTAAGCCCGCGTTGCGGCCGAGTTCGTGGAACACCTGCGACGGGCTGTGCGTGTTGTGCGCCGCCGCGACCGCATCCGTGGCGATCTTCGCCATGTTGAAAGCGGCGTCCGATACGGGCTGCATCATCGACTGCAGCCCGTTGACGAAGCCTTGGCCGGCGTTAGAGCCGAGGGTGTCGAACCCGCCGACGCCCGCCACGCCGTTGCGGGCACCCAGCGCCAGGTTCTGACCGGCCTGCGCTGCGAGCCCGACGTGTGCCTGCACGCCGTCAACCAGACTGCTGCCCATCTGGTTCGACGCCGCCGAGGCCCCAGGCTGCCCAGCCGCGAAACCACTGTTAGCGGCCTGCGCCATGATCGTGGCCGCGTCCTTCGCGGGCAACCGGGCGTCGTGCAGCACCTGCGGGAGTGTCTTGCCGTACTTGTCGGCGATCGCAAGATAGGCCGGGAGCCGATCCTCAATCCCGTGCTTCAACGCCTGACCGGTCAGGGCCGACTGGTAGGCGGTCTGCACTGTCGCCGCCAGCATCTTCTCGTGCATGCCGTCCCGGAGCTTGTCAATCGTGGACAGCGCGCCGTCCTTGAACCCACGGAAGGCGTCGTCGGCGTGCTTGAGCTTGTCGCCCAACCCGGGCACCCAGCTCAGCATCAGCCGGGCGCCGTGCAGGATGCCGCCGGCGGTCTCAAGCCACGCCATCAGCCATACACGGAACATGCCCAGGCCCTCGTAGACCATCTTGTAAAAGCCCATCTTGACCATATCCACGACGCCGATGACGACGTCCCGAAAGACCTCGGACTTCTGCCACGCGTAGACGAAACCCGCGGCGAGCCCCGCGACAGCGGCGACGATCAACAAAATGGGCCAGGTAGCCATAACGGTCGCGGCGGCAGCGGCGACCATGCCCGCGATCCACGCACCAATCGCGATCATCAAGACGCCACCGATGACCCCGGCGACAGCCTCCACGATTGTCTTGTGCTTGCCCATCCAGTCCATCGCCGCCGTCAGGACCGGGATCAGCTTCGTCCCGATCTGGATAGCGAGCACGTCAACGGTCTGCTTGAACCGGTCCAGCCGGGTGTTGAACAGGCCCTGTGTCTGGTGCCAGCCCTCGACCTCTTTCGAGGCGTTGTTCATGGACTCCGAGATCCGCTTGGTCATGTCGTTCGCGTACGCCGTTGAGCTACCGGACAGCATCAGCGCGGTCTGGAGGCCAACGGCGCCGCCCGTCACCTTGCGGAGCTGCGCCTCCATTGTGGTCTGCACAGGCAGGCCGGCCTTCGCCTCGTCAGAGAATCCCTTGGCCTTCAGCGCCAACGTCGCGAACTGCCGACCCATCGCGGCCTGCACCGGGTCAAGGTGTCCCGCTTCCTTGCGATAGTCCTTCACTGTGATCGTGTTGTTCATCAGGTCCGCTGCCATCGCCTTCGCAGCGGGTGACATCTGGTCCATCATTCGTTTCAGATCGTCCGTTGCTGACGCGCTCTGCCGCATCATCCCGATCTGGACAAGCCCACCCTTCGTGTGCTCGGCAATGACCTTCGTCAGGTACTCCATCGAGCCCGTGATACCGCGCTGCCCCAGCTTCTGCGACACCTCAATCGAGGAAATACCGAGCTGCGCCATGGCCTTCTGCGCAGCAGGGAGTGGCGTCAGCAACCCTCGGATCGCGCCGTTCAGTTCTTGCGTCGCCTCGTGCGCCGTTGTGCCGTGCCGAGTCAGCGCCGCAAGCGCACCGCCGAGCTGAGCGAATGAGATGTGCGCGGCAGAGGCAATGGGCAACACCGTGGACAGCGACGCGGCGTAGTTCTGCATCGTGTCCTTCGACCCGGCGGCGGCAGTCTTGAGCGCGTTCATAACTTGCACGGCTTTGTCGGCCGGGATGTTGTACGACGCCATGACCGACGTCATCGCGTTGGTCACGACCGAAAGGCTGGCGTTCTCCTCTTTCGCGCCCTGCGCCGCCGCCTTGAGGATCTTCAACCCGTCCGCGCCGCGATAGCCGGCCTTCTCTACCTGGTACATGCCTTCGGCAAGGTTCTGCCACGTCGTACCCGTGCTCTTCGCGATGTCCAGGATGCCGGCGCGGACAATCTTGAGTCCTGCCGATGACTCGCCCGCTGCCGTCTGCAACACACTCGTCGCGGTCTGGAACTCACCGGCCATCTTCACCGACTCCACGCCGATGACAACGACACCCGCAGCGACCCCGAGAGCGGCGGCCTTGCCGAAGGCCTGGAACTTCGCCATGTGCGTGCGGGACTCGGTTTCGAGCTTTGCGACCTCGCCGCGAGCCTCAGCCATTCGACTGCGAAATTCGCCGATACTCGCCCGGAGCTCGACCATAACCGGGGAAAGCGCCACTAGAAGGTCACCCCCTTCTCACTGCGCGTTCCCACCCGGCAGCCATGATGGCCGGTGCCCGTGGGATGACCTCGTCGTACGCGTCCTGCGCGTAGTGGAACTTGCGTTCGATCTTGCCTTTGTAAAGGTTGACCCGTCCCCCGCGAGGGCCGACGACTAGCGCGTACGCACCGAGACCGTCGCGCTTGAATGACCGTGCGCTACCGACGCTGGCCTTCAACAGCCCGATCTGCGGGCCGGCCTTCACCGGCCCGGCGACACCCTTCTTGAGCCGCCGGACACCGCCCGGACCTTTGTAGACCGGGGCTCGTTTCTTCTCAGCCCGTTTGAGTTGCCGGCCGACCTCGCGCAAGCCCCACATCGTGGCCCGGTCTGCCCGGCGATCTAGGGCGTGCGAACTGGCTTGGAACGCTTCGGCGTAGACCCGGACATCAATCACCGCGACGTCCTTTCGGCCTGGGCGTTCTCGGCTTGTACGACCGTGCTGTGACAAGCCAGCATCCAGTCCAAGCGGGTCGCGGGCGCTGCGTCGATCTCAGCGGGTGTGTAGCCGAACGTCTTGGCGAGCTGGTAGTCCCGGAACTGCTCGGGGACATCAGCGTTGTGGCCCTCCAGCGCCTGTCTCAGACGTTGGAGGGCTCGGTAGGGCTGGCCGGGTCGGGGGTGGGTCCGAAGTCCGGTGTGAGGGCGTCCCGGTGGGCGAAGCAAGCGGCGCGGAGGGCGTCGAGGGCCTTGCACGGCAGGTCGAGCAGGCTGTCAGCGGTGACGGGGGCCTCGTAGGACCACGCGTTGACCAGCGCGAGGACCAGCGCGTCCTGCACGTCCAGAACGGCGATGAAGCCAGAGTCCTCCATGTCATCGGATTTCACCAGTCGACCGGAGGCGGCGAGGAACGGCTTGCGCTGGCGCTCGGTGACCGCGTCGGGATCGCGTAGGTCCGCCCAGCCGCCGCCGGGGAGCTCTACCCGAGCGGGCGCGGTCATGCGTACGTCCCCGCTGCCTTGGCTGAGGTGATGGTGGCCTTGATCGGGCTGTACCCGGCCGAAGCGCCCACGTCGGAGGTGTTCGCGACCGCCTCGTAGGTGACGTCGACCTGGATGTAGTCCTTGCCGCGGTTGATCTGCCCCGTCAGGTACGCCGCCTTGCTCATGTGGAGCTGCAATCCGTTCTGCTGCGCCCCGACGCCCTGCTGGAAACTGATGTCCAGGCTCGGCTGGAGGTTGTTGAGGTAGTTCAGCAGGTGGGCTTCGGTCTCGGCGATGACCGCGAGCTTCCCGGACGCGGCGACAGCGCCGGCCCACAGGTTGTAGACCGGGGCGGTGCCGTCGATGGTATGGATCGCGTCGATGTTCCGTTTGATGTCGCAGGTGCCGTCCAGGATCGTCAGGTCAGCGGCGCCCGCGACGGTGATCGCGCCGCGCCAGACCGCGAGCGGCGGCACGGACGTGTACGACTTCGGGGGCTGCGCGCCAGGGACCGACGCGAGCGCCTTCGCCTTCGCGGTGTAGTTGAGCATCCCCTCAGCGGTGAACAGGATGCCGACGTCGGAGAACTGCGCGCCGGCGAACTGCCGGGTCGTCATCGCGTTGTAGTCCGAGAACGTGTACGACGGCGGCTGGCCGTCCCCGGTGTTCTTCACCGCCATCGCGTGGGTGTTCGCCGTACCAACCGCGGCGGTAGCAACACCGGAGGCGTGCGCCCGGACCAGCGCCGGGACACCGATGGTAAACGGGCCGGTGCCGACTGGGGCGGCGTTCGTGGTCACGACCTCCGCGAGCGCACCGACGTCGATCTGCACGAGGGTGCCGGCCGGGTAGCTGACGCTCGAGGAGACGGTGGTCGCACCGACGAGGCTTGCGGCAGCCAGAGTCCCGGCCGCACCCGCAGCAGTGCCGACGGTCGTCGTGACGTCCCCGAGGACGCCGGCGAGGGGGTAGCCGAAGGTGTCGGGGAACACGTCCCCGGCAAAGTCGTACTCGGCCCACGTCACGCCCGCGATCTGCCCGTAGTTCATCACCTGCGAGCCACGCATCCCCGTGTCAGGCAGGTACACCTGATGGTCCAAGGGCGTCATCGTCTTGACAGGCAGGAAGTCGACGGCGGCCTGCGCGGTGCGCTTCGTCGTCTCCTTCGCGATCCCCAGGAAGCTGGTATACGTCGGGTTAGGCATGGTTCACCCTTCGGGCTGGTAGGCGCGGACGGTCAGACGACGGAAGGGTCAGTGGGCGTGGCAGCAGCCGGCGACGGCTCGGTCTGGCCGGGTGCGGGCGGAACGACGGGGAACGCCTCAGACGGCTCCTGCGGGCTCGCCTGAGCCTCTGTGCCGGCGTTGCTCGACGGGGTGGCCCACATGCCATCAGCGGGGCGCTCAGCGAGGCTGTAGTCCTGCCCTGGTGTGGCGAGGACGCCAAGGTCGGGGTAGTACCGCTCCTCGGTTCCGGTGTAGACGTACTTCGGCACGGCAAGCTCCTCTAGGTCGCGATGAGTTGGGTGGACACAGGCAGCTGGAAGTCGAGCTCGGCGGCACGGCCCCCGGCGTCAGTGACACCCATCCGTAGGTCGGTCCACTCGGCCTGCACCGATTCGTTGACGACGGCGCCGACGCTCGGGTCTGTGTCCAACACCGAGCCGAGCAGGTCGTATAGCTGGAAGACTCGGTTGCGGCAGTACGCCTGGTCCTCGTTGCCGACGTAGGCCCGGATCAGGCCGTGGATGGTGTACTTCTCGTCCCGGCGCTGCGTGCCGATGTGGCCCCACTTCTGTGACCCGTTGGACAGGCCGTGGATCACCACGTACTCGTCGGCGACGTAGGTCCCGATCTCGCCCTCGACCACCGCGACCGCCGACCCGGAGACAGCGACCTGCCCGGCAAGCGCCGTCGTCGCAGCTTGGATCACCGCGGCGAGGACCACTGGGGGGCTGGCTTTGATCGTCACTGCTGGGCCCTGGTGTCGTCACGGACAACTGCTTGAAGTACGGCGTCCGATTCCGCATCCAGCGCCGCCGCGTAGGTTGCCCACGCGGATTGAGCAACCCGCTCTGCCGCTTCAGCCGCTTTAAGCGCTTGATCCGTTAGCTGCCGGGCCGCTTGCAGTTTGTCTGCCATCGTCACGGTCACCCGACGCTCTGCGTCCGGCTAGGCCCGCCCAACAGGTTCGCCAACCGCGGGAACAGGTGCATCGGGCCGGCGGACCACTGGTCCTCGCTGTTGGAACCGATAGCGCCGCCACCGACAGACCTGCCCTGCTGCGTCTGCTGGTACAAGCCGCGGATGTCCTCAAGGGCAGCGAGACGCACGTCAGGTGCGGTCGCTGCGGTACCGGCGATGTAGACGATCACGACGCTGCCCCGGCCACCGAGAAACGTCGACGCGAAGCCACCAGCCGTCCGGCGGGTCAGCTTCCCTGACACCGGATCGTCCAGCGAGTAGCCGTAAGTCGAGTAGTTCCCGCTACCGAGCTGCTGGGCGGTCAGTACTTGCCCGGCCGGTGTCCAGAACTCCGTCACGCTGGTGATGGACAGGATCGGCGGGTTGTCGAGCATGATGACCGATCCGCCGCCGTCACGCGTCTCGGTGAACGTCGTCGCGGCCTGCGGCCCCGTTGCGTAGGTGATCGTGGCAGTCGCCGCGTCGAGGAAGCCTTGCAGCTCCACGTCATGAGAGGTGTCCGCGACGGGGATGTTGAGATGTGCGTGGATGTCCGCGAGCGTCGCCAGGGCCACCGCAGCCTCCTAGCCTCGTGGGGATGCGGGTGCTCGCGGTAGGGACCGCCATGAAGACGACCCCTACCGCGGCGTACTACGGCGTTGCGGCGCGGGGTGCTGCCGTGTTCTCCGGTGCGGCCGGGACAGCCGCCGTCTCCAGTGGCGCCGCACCGCGCACGTTCTCGGCGCCGTCCTCGTCACCGACGAGCGCCCGGTTCTCGGTCGGGTGGACACCGGAAGCACGCCACAGCGCGGCGCTGTCCTGCTGCCGCTCCAACCCGTACTTCTGCTCGTGCGCCGGCCCAGTGAGGAGACCGTCCTTGCGCTCCGGCTCCGGGTCGCCGGTCGCGAGGTGGTGCAGCTTGCGGGCCTCGTCCACGGCGCCGTCCTGGTCCGCACGGACCAGCCGACCCTCATCCGCGACCTGCGTGTAGTGCTCAGCCATGACGTACTCCTTCGGGGTTGGGTTTTGTTCCGCCCCCGAAGGGGTGGCTAATGGAGGCGTATCGCCTGGACGTTCGTGGAACCGCAATCACCGCACTTGAAGGCGGCACCCTTGCCGTGCGCGCCTTGCCTTAGCTGCAGGTTCTCGATCCGGTTGTCGTCACGTTTGCCGTTGACGTGATGGACCGACTCGTCGGACCAGAGCGGCCGACCGAGGTGCTGCTCCATCACGAAGCGGTGCTCAAGTTGCCTGCCGCCATTGCGAAGCCGAACTCGGTATCCACGGTTGTCGAGAAACCAGTCGCCTTCGTCCTTGCGTGCGATCTTTCGCTCGACTGCGCCGAGGTCGCCGGTCGTCCGCAACCGCGCCGCATGCATCTGGCAGTAGCCGTTCAGCCGGTGCTCTTGCTCGCATTCGTCCACTGAGCACACACCGCGCTCACCAGGAGCAGGACGGATGTTGTTAGGTGTGCCGTACTGACGGAGAGCGCTGGGGGATCCATACTGACCTGTCGCCGCCATGCGCTTTCCGTGCATCGTGCACACAAGCTTGCGGCCCATCGCCTTACGGGCACAACCCTCAACCGCACAGGCACGATCCCGTTCCCTGCAGTCCGGGCACCGAGCGGCGGGTCGTCCCACCCCGTTGTAAGGGATGGATATTCCACAGGCGGTACAGATCGTGCGCTTCGACATTGCTGGTCTCCGCTAGATCGGTGTCGATGGGGGGCCCCCGGCAGTTGCGCCACCGGGGGCCTCTCTTACGACCCCATCTTACCACGTTACGGAGAACTAAAAGGTAGGTGCCGACAATCCACTACCGTCCACGTAAGCAATGCTGAACGCCTGCCTATTGAGCACCGTACCCACATAGGCGTACAACCTAAATAGCACGCCCATCGAGTCGGCGTAGGGCTCGCGGAACACCTCGGCGGTCACGGGGCTCTCGAACAGCCACAGGTCATCGGCCTTCAGCAGATACACCCGGTCCTGGTTCGCACCTGCACCGAGGGTCGTGCTGATGAGCGGGTCGATGACGACGGGCAGGCCGAGGAACATCCCGACCGGGCCGGCAACGGCGTCCTGCACCGCGTTGGTTGCCATCGGGTTGTAGGCAACGGCGTTCGGGACGACGAGCGGTCGGCCGGTGCTGTCGGTCTGCGCGAGCAGCCAGTACCAGCGCCGCGGGTGCATGACCCACACGGTGGGCTGCGCGAAGCGGTTGGTCGCGAACGCGGACAGCGCACCCGCGCACTTGCTGTAGAACGCCGCCGCAGTGACGCCCACCCCGGTGGCCGTGTAGGTGATCTGGTTTGCGGCGGGGACGGCGGCGTTGAACAGGCCGTTGACGACGCTGTTGTTGTTCGCGCCCGTTCCCGGGCCGAGCAGCACCTGCGTGCCGATGCGGATGGCGTAGTCAGCGGCGAGGTCGGCGGTGATGAGGTCATCGAAGTTGATCGCGGACTGGTCCAGGATCTGCTGCGAAACGACTTCCTTGCCGCCGATGGTCGTGAAGCCGGTCCCGACGAAGCCGGTCGTCATGTCGACCTGCGCCAGAGCGGTGTTCTGCGTGCTCTGGACCGCCGTCGCCGTCCCCGTCATGATCTTGGGGATGTTGACGGATGACACGCCCATCGGCACGTCACTCTTGTGAAACAGGTCGGCGGTGACACGGCCGGCGCGGGCGAGCTTGATGTAGTCCGCGACGAGCCACAGCGGGGGGGCCAGCTCGCCGCCGGAACCACCCGTGGTGTTCGTGTTGCCCAGTGCGCGCTGCTCAGGGGTGTCGGCCATCGCCCGTGCGTGCTTGACGAGCCGCTCACCGGCCTCGCGGTCACCGAGGACGTTCGCTCGGGCGGCGTCGCGGAAGAACGACCGCTGGCCGTTGCCCTTGGCGTAGACCTCCGGGTCCTTGACGGTCGCGGGGGAACGGTGCGCCTCGGGCTCGCCGGCGGCGGCACGGGCCACGTCAGCGACCTCATTGCGCTTGGCCTGCTCGCGCAGTTCGTTGACGCGTTCCGCGACCGGGCCGATCTCGCGCTCCACAGCGGACCGCTTGGTCGTCAGGTCGTCGTACTTCGCGAACTCGTCGACGGTGGCGCCGCGCTTCTCCGCGGCGGCGGTGTCGAGCAGGGCGCCGCGCTGGTCGTACAGCGTCTCGCTCTGCTTGCGAAGCTCGGTCAGCCGAGCCTCCATGATCTCGAGAGGTGTCACAGCAGTGCTCCTTGTTCTGGGTGGGTGGGGCGACTGCTGTGCGGCACATCAGGTGGTGTCCACGAGTGCGGGCTGTGTTCGCTCCGCGGCTCGGTCCCGGCATGTGCGTGCAGCACAGCGACCCGCAGTGGCATCGGCCCGGCGGGAAGTAGTTGGTCGCGGCCCGGCGCCGACTCGAACGGCCTAGCCGGACTGCACACCGAGCAATGCGGCCGCATCCGGTGTGCAGGAGATTCGAACTCCTACAGGTGCCCAGTTCGGGCCGCGATGTCTTGGGACGGTCAGGTCAGGTGGGGGCTGCGTGGGGTGCGTTCGTGTTCGTGCCGGCGCCGCAGCACGTCGAGCCGAGCCACGGACCGGGCGGCGTCCTTGTCCGGGTTCGGAACGCCCATCAGGTCCGCGAGTAACGGCTGTGCCTGGTCGACGGAGTCATCGGCCGAGGCAATGAGGTCCAGCACCTTTGACAACGTCTCCATCGTCGCGCCCGACAGCGTCTTGCCGGTGCGGATCTCCACCGCCATCCGGTGCAGCGTCGCGGGCCGAGCGGAACGGAACGCCCGCTGCACCCCGACCATCGTCTCCGGGTTCGCCCCGAAGTTGACAGCGCTCACGTCGCCGCGGTCCAGGTTGACCTCGACCAGATCGCGCTGGGAGAAGTCCGGGGACCATTCCTGCTTGACGACACGGAACCCGAAGCTCATCTGGTCGACGTCACCGTCCTCGATCGCGGTGACGAGGTCGCGGGCGTCGGACCGGGCGGTGTTCAGGGTCGCGGCGGTGTGCAAGCCGGTGCTGTCCTCAGACAGCCGCAAAGTGCCGGACTTGGACCGGGCGAGAGTCAGGCCGGCGTGGTTCGCGAGGTAGGCGACGTCGGCGCTGTCCGCGAGCGTCTTCGCACACATCCCGGCGCGGGCGACCTCGGTGTAGGCACCGAACATGTCGTACATCTCGTAGGGCTGCCCGTAGCTGGAGGCGTAGCCGACGAGCTCGACCTTCGCGTTGCCGAGGGAACGGACCTCGAACGAGGCGGGGTAGGAACGGTGGACCGGGCCGACGGCCTCGGTGCCGCGTGCTGTCACGTCAGGCAGCATTCGTCGCTCCTTGAGGATCGTGGGCAGGGACGGGGGCGACCGGGCCGGGTAGCTCGTGCAGCGCCGGGAGGGCCTTCGCGGACCCCAGTGGGGTGATCGTCAACGGGACAAGGTCGGCTTCGGCCTTCTGCGCCTCGGTCATCGGCGGGAGGTTCAGGGACGCCCGAACCTCGGTTGGGGTGAGCACCTTGCCGGCGAGGTGCTGCACGGCGACTTTGGCTTGCGTCTCCGCGTCGGTGCGCAGCAGGACGCTGGTGTCGAACCGGACGTAGGTCGATGCCGGGAGAAGGGCGCTGATGGCCTGCTCAATCCGCTGGAGCCACGGCTGCACGCAGTGGACGAGGAAGTCCAGCGACCGCTGCTCGACGTTCGCGTAGGTCATCGACCCGCCCTCGGACCCGCCGACCATCCCGGCGGGGACGTGGAAGAAGCGGGCGACCTCGCTGACGGTCATGTGGTGCGTCAGGAGGAACTGCGACTCTTCCGGGTTGACGGAGATCTTGGTGTACTTCAGACCAGCGCCGAGCACAGCCGGTTCGCGGCGCATCGTCGCGGCTAACAGCCGGTCCTTGATGGTGCGGGACTGCTCCTGGTTGATGGGCTGGTCAGACTCAAGGACGGCCTTGGGCAAGCCGCCGCCTGCGAAGAAGTCAGCGGCGAACTGACGGGCGGCGAGGTCCACGCCGAGGGTCGCGGCGGCGTAGGCGATGGGGCTCAGGCCGACCCGTGCGCCGGGCATCGTCATCCCACGGACGTGCCAGACGTCCTCGAACGGGATCGGGATGTCTTTGCCGTTGTCGGTCAGGGTGTAGCTCAGCTTTCCGCCGTCGCCCATCTTGATACGGACACGGTCGGGGTTGAGGAGCTGCATCGACGTGGGGATCTGCATGTTCTTGTCCCGGCTGAGGATGCGACCGATGCCGTTGCCGCGTAGGAGCAGGCTCACGAGGAGCATGTGCATCCACTCGGCCTGCGTCATGTCCGCGAACGGCTGCTGCAGCAAAGGCAGCTCGGGGAGCTTCACGGGCACGTCGGCGGTTCGCCGGTACGCATCGAGCGGGAGCATGCTGACGGCGTTCGCGATCAGCCCGACGCACGCCCATACGGTCGGGACGCACAGCGCCTCATCCGGTGATGCGGTCGCGGAGTAGCTGCTGCCGGTGACGTTCGCGCCCCGGAATGGCGGCACGACCGGCTCGGGGAAGGTGGAGGTGAGGCGGACTTCACGACCGAGGAAGATCCCCACGACACCCCCTCGGCTAAGACAGAACTACAGCGACGGGGACGGGTGGGTTGCTACGCGACGTCGACCTCGACAACGAGGCCGGCGGGGATCGCCAAGCCGGTGCCGTTCTGGTGCAGGACCACGTCCACGACGTCATCCTGCTGCAGCGCAGGGCTGGTCATGATGGGGATGGCGATGGGGGATTCGGCGGCGAGATTCGTACCGGGTGCGAGAACCAACGTGGCAAGGGACGTCAAGACCGCGCCAGCGCGAAGCTGGCGGACGTTGATCTGCGCGTTGTTCGGCGCCGCCGAGCCCGTCACCGTCGCGTACCCCGGCGGGGGAGTAACGACAACTCGGGCCACGCCCAAGCCGGAGTCGTCAGCGGGCTCAAACGTCCCGATGACGGTCACCACGTCGGCGGCGGCAAGTGCCTGAGCGGGCAACGCAGGAGAGGTCAGGATCGGCACAGCGAACTCCAAGGGTTGGGTAAGCGGGTCAGGTCAGGCGGTCAACGAGCAGCAGGACGCCACCGACGACAAGCGCGGCGGGGATGGACCACAACGCCACCCCGACACAGATCAACAGCAGAGCGACGATGCCCTGCGCGAGCCGTAGGTAGGCAGTCACTTGCGCTGAGACGCCAGCGCAGACAGGCGACCCCCGCCACTTCGGGGTCATCGGACTCCTCACCACACACTCCCGGACACATCCACGTAGGCGTGGAGCTGGTCGTCAACAGCCATCGCAGCGGCGCAGATCGGGCTGATGTCCGCCGCCCCCTTCCTGTCCAGGACGCGGGTGTTGCCCTGCGCCCGCCACCGAGCAGCCCGGACCGCCACATTCATCGCCGGCTCGTCACCGTGCCGGACCTGCTTGGCCTCGATGGCGTCCGCGAGCGCGTTGTGTGCCTGCGCCAGATCGTCCGTCGACGGCTCAACCGCATCCGGGACCAGACCGCGAGCCGCGTTGTCCGCCAACACCCTGCCGCCCCAACGCTGCCGCAGCTCCACCAGCCGCTCAGGCACCCACGCGGCGCCCTGCCGGTAGTCCGCGAGCATCACCTGCGCCGCACCGTCCGGGCGCATCCACGCGACCGCCACAGCCGTCCACGAACGGTCCGGGGCAGTAGCCACCGCGAACGTCGGCACCCCCGAACGCTCCGCGCCGGCATCGGCCAGGGCGTACCAGGCTTGCGCGTCGAGGGCGGTGGAGACGTCCTCGGACTCATCCCACCAGCCCAGCCGCTCCCGGCCGAACTCAGCCGGGGGGAGCATCCGGCGCTCAGCTTCAAGGTAGTCAACGGTCATCCGCCGGCCCATCTGACTGTTCGCCCGGCCCCAACGCCGCTGGTCATCCAGACGGCAGCCACGGGAGCCCACAGCATGCGAGCACCGCTGGGCGTCACAGTCACCGGGCAGGTCGTCGCACCACTCGATGTAGGCCAGTGACGGGTCCAACCCGGCACGCCCGCGGTCCCGGACTTCCCGCAGCACTTCCGAGGCCATCAGGCCGGCGCTTGAGCCGTACAGCACCTGCGGATCGGGGCGAACCGACATCAGCGGGATCAGCGACGCCATGTGCGTGTCCTGCAACGCGAACGCCTCATCGAGCACGACTTTATCGCCGGACAGACCACGACCGCCGGTCTTCGTGCGGGCCTTGAAGTTCACCCGCTGGCCGGTGACCAGCTCAATGCCCTCGTCACCGTTCGCCCGGTGGATCGTCTTGATCCGTTTCCGCAACACATCCGAGCCCTCGATCAGCTCCACAAGGTCACGGTGTGCCTCCTTGCTGGTCGCGAACTCGTGCGCGGACCAGACAACCAGCCGCTGGTCAGTGATGAACAGCCACCCAAGCGCGCACTGCTTGAACAGCGACGTCTTGATGTTCTGCCGAGGCGCAATCACCGCGACCTCGAACGCCGCCGCCTTGTTGCTCGGCGCCGAGCGCATCGCGAAGATCGCATCCAGCGCCAGCCGCTGCTCCGGGTCCGGCGTGAAGCTGGCGAGCTCCGACAGGTCCGCAACCTCCGGGCCGAGCGTGCGCGTGAACGCCGGACCGGTACCGAACGCCGGCTCGACCAGTAGGTCAGTTACCACGGCCAAGCCTGATGCGCGATCACCGTCGCCGCGAGGTAGCAACCGACGTACTCAAGGCTGGAGAACCTAGGGCGGGTGAGCCAGTCCCAGGCCGGTGAGCGCCGACTGACATGCCTACCCTGCGCGTTTGCTGTCACGTCTCGTCCTCAACTCATCCACTGGATCGGCCGCGACCGTCACACCTGCCAGCGCCGCGTCCATCGTCACCCGCAGCTCCTTCGCCAGCGCCGCGAAACCCATGACCGCCGTCGAGCCATCGATCCGCTCCGCAAGGACCAGGGCCAGAGCGCCCAAGTAGGTGTCCACCCTGCCAGCGCCCTCAAGCTCCGCTCGGACGCTCGCGACCGCTTTGCCACCCTCCAGTACCGGGAGCGACGTAGGACGGCTCACAGGTGCCTTGTGTCCTCGCTGTGCCCGCTTCGTACACCGGGGACCGCAGAACACCGCATCGCTGCGCTTAGCCTCAAACGGCTCACCGCACGACCCACAAGGACGCTGCACGGCACCCCCAGGTAGGACACAAGATCACTCGGAGAGAGAAGGGGGACTCGTAGCGGGTAGTTTCGGCCTGCCGGCAAAAAACGGCGTTCGGATCTGACGGCGCCCTCGGCCCTTACCACTCAAGCGTGGTGCGTGGTCGTGTCTGTGCTGCCTTGCCACGGCGTGCCCCGTCGCTGATGTTGCAGCGGGCACACGCCAGTCCCCGGTAGCCGTTGCCGTCCGGGTTGTGGTCTAGGTGGAGGTTGCTGCCCATGGTGTGGTGGATGGGTGCGCCGCAGAGGCAACAGGTGCCGCTCCCTGCGCGCTTGAGCTTTGCCATGGCGGCGGCGCGTGCTCTGCGGTGGGGGGTGCCGTAGCCGCGACTAGCAGGACTTTCCTTCGGGCGGGTCCAGGTCATCGCAGGTGTGATCTACCGAGCCGGGTTGGATCGTCCGCCCATAGCGCGGTCAGGGCCTCCGGTGCGCTCGGACTGCGCGACCAGGCCCGTGACGACATGGATCAGCTCTGGGGCGTCGAAGGTGGCTTCGGACACGTCTCGCTGGCCGTTGACGTAACGCAGGGTTCCGCGCTCGCACGCGTGCTCGTAGAGGTGGATGGAGACGAGGTGGCCGTCCAAGCCGGTCGTCTTGTCCCGGTAGCGCTCACCTAGCTTGAGGTCGCTCTTGTAGGAGTACTTGCCTGACTCGAACATGTAAGTCCTCATCGCAGATGGGTGGGGGTTCGGCTGGTGGGGGTTCGGCTGGCGTGGAGGCAACGCGTGCAGCACGGCTGTTTGCACAGCCGGTCGCAGTGGGCGCAGCGGGCGACGTGGTTGGACGGCCATGTGGTGAGGGGCGAGCTGCACCAGGCGCAGACCCGTGGAGTGCTCATGGCCTTGATGCCAGCTCGCTGACGCTATGGAAGTACCGTCCGTGCGTGCGGCGAATGGCGTCCCGCGACTCGGCCGTCAGCACCACAACTTCGATGCCGGGGTTCCCGCGGTGCGTCCGTTCAGCCGCGAACCTTTCCTCCAGAGCAGCCTGGGAATCGGCGTAAGACTGCTCGCGCACCAGGCGGCCATGCGAGCGGTCGTAGACCAACAGAAGGTGGATCACGACGCCTCCACGGTTAGCGCTCCGGGGCAGCATTCAACGCGCTGCGCAACTCTTACCCTCGCTGGCGATCTTGTCAAGTCGTTGGGTGCGGGTCGTGCCGCGCCACCGACCGGGCTGCAAGCTCGCGGCCGTCGCGAGGCGCAGGCAGTCCGTGGGGCTGACCTCAAGCCGGCCGTTGACCTTGGCGTGCCGGACCTTGCCGAGCGCGCACCAGTTCCTCACGGTCTGCTCGGGCCAGTCGAGCCAGGTCGCTACGACCGGGAGGGGCGCAAGGTGGGTCATCGGTGGCGGTGCCGCGGTGGCGGCCCGTAGGGCGTGATGTGGCGCGGTCGGTCGTCGCGGTACACCGGACGGCGGGTGCGGGCTGGGCTAACTGGGGCGGTCGGGGTCATAAGGATGGTCGGATCTTCCGGTACGTCTTCGCCTAACGCTTGAGCAAAGGCTCGGCGCATAGCGGTTTCTAACCGTCCGGCCATCTCGTCGACGATTTCTCTGTACAGATTCCTGCCGTCGCAGATTTCGTCTATCCAAGTAGCCTCGCCGTGGGTGATCCGCATCGCGTCGCCGCTGACCTCCCAGTCGTCGATCGCGGCGTCGATAGCGGCCAGCACATGGCGGGTCATCCGCTGGCCTCGGACGCTGCCTGCGCGGCCTGCCGCTCGCGCTCCCGCTCGCGCTCCTGCTCCAGCAACTGCCGGCGGGCGAGGGCGTAGGCGGCGGCGGTGTAGCCGCGGTGGCAGCGTTCGCAGGTGATGTGTGGCGGGTCCTGCTCAACCAGGCCGGTCCAGGAGCGGTCGCCGTGGACGACAGTGGCCTCGACTAGGCCGACGATGAGCTGACCGCCGCAGTCAAAACAGGCAGCCTCTGGCCGGGCGGGGGTGCGGATCAACGCCGATGCCCGCTCCAAGGTCCGGTGGATCGTGCGCAGGTCAGTGGCGAACTCGTCGTACGCCGGGTGCTCGCGGGAAGCGCGCCGCATCCGTCGCTCGAGGTAGGAGAGCGCCTGCCTCAGCTGTGCTGCCGGGGCGCGCGGCCGGACGTCAACCGCCCGGTCGCCGAACCGGTCGGCCCAGTCCTCGGCCCACCAGGTGAGTTCGTAGGCGACGCTCACCGGGTCGCCGTCCTTGCTGGTGTGGCCGTCCTCGCTGTCCCCGCGGCTCCCCGGGCCGAGCAGGGCGAGGACGTCACCGCCGGGCAGGGGCCGGCCGTCCGATGCGCTCGGGCTGCTGCTGCCCAACCGGGGCCCGCGCAGATGGCCGAGATGGCTGCCGAGCTGATCGTAGAGCGCGCGAATGCCGGACAGGTGCTCGCGGGCGGTCTGGAGACAGGGGGTGCCGTCGCCGGGGTCGCGGGTCTCGCACGTTCCGAGCTCGCCACGGACTAGACTTTGGCCACAGCAGACACAGCGGGGGTGGTCGAGGTCGGCGGCGTGGACCTGGGCCTGCTCACGGGCGGGGACGTCGGAGTCGGGGTCGGGGCGCCAAGGGCAGCGGGCGCAGGTGATCGTGCTCACGTGAGCGGCTGCGCGACCGCTATGTCAAGGGCTCGGTTCGCGAGGGCGTAGGCGCGTTCTTCAGCGAGGACGGCGCGAGTGTTCGCTAGGTCGAGTTGCTGCCTGAGTATCGCCGCCGGTCCAGGGTCTTCCTGCCCGGCGTAGGCGAGAAGCGCACCGGCAAGGGGGACGGCGTACTCGGGAGGGATGCGAACGCCGATTCGCTCGTCCGGGTTGGCCGGAGCCATGGGTCCGTTGGGCTCCCATCGCGTCCGGTGCCAGGACACCTCGTCACCGAGCAGTTCCGGCACAATCGCTTCCACGAACCCTGTCCCGTTGCCCCGCCGACCGAGGATGACCCGGACCTGATCTATCGCGAAGCTGTCGCTGTCCTGCAACACGTGGGCGAACATCGCCGGGTCGTCGGGGTGCGTCGCCGTCATCGCCGTTCCTCCTCTGCGCCGTTCTGCGGTTCGTTCAAGTGCTGGGCCTTACCCGAGTGTGGGGCTGGCGCTGCGAGGCTGTCAGCGGCGTCCGTCGTTGCGGGTGGTGTCAGGTTGGGCCAGGCGGCCCGGAGTGCCTCGGTGCGAGTGCGGCCCTCGGCTATGAGTTGCATGCCGAAGCCGTAGGCGCCCCAGCACGAGAACCAGGCGATGACGCTGCCCAGCGGTCCACCGGTCGCTCGGTCGTGCACGAGGTACGCCTTGTCGTCGTAGCAGCGCAGGACCAGCCCGGACAGCGGCTCGCGGGTCATGTGCAGACCGTCGTGGGAATGCCGTGATCCCGTGCTAGCCGAGCGGTGTGAGTGGCCCCTCGGCTGCCGTCTCGGATAAACGCGAGGCACACGTCGGCCCCGAGGGTGACCATCTCGGTGTTGCGCCGGAAGCCCGCTGCCTTGCCGTGTTTCTCCCAGTCGGCGGGGTGGCGTTCGATGGTCCAGCTAAGCCAGATGGCATGCTCCTCGGCCATCCGGTCGGCGCCGGTCGGGCAGGCGCCGCTGACCAGGACACAGGGGCCGCGCGTGACGTGAAACAGGTCCAAGGCGCAGTGGATGGCATGCCGGCTTTCCCAGTTGCGGGAGCCGGTGACGAGCACGCGGTAGGGCTTGGTTTCGCTCACGACGCTTCCTGTCCGCCGAGGGTGTCTGCTCGGCACGGTCCGCACGTCCTGGCCCACTGCCCGACATGCTCGGCGCAGCGGTCGGGGCTGTTGTGGTTCGGGGAATCTGAGGAAGTCGAAGTGGAGCCGGATGGGCTGGGGGCGGCGGGGAGCACGAGGGTGTGCCGGCAATCGAGGCATCTGAGGCGCTGGGCGTCGAGCAGGACGCAGCGGTGGCGGTCGTTGCCGGCGGGGTTGTCGAGGTGCCGGGTGAGCAGGTTGTCCACAGGCTGTGGACGGCGCTGGTGAGTGGCTGGGTTTACTTCTACTTCCCTTCTCTTCCCTTCTACTTCTCTAAGAGGCCACGCGGAATCCGTCTGGAATCCGTCTGGAATCCGGTACCGTTTCCGTCCCTCTTCCGTCTCGTTTCCGTCTCCGTTCCGTCTGGAATCCACGCGGATTCCGTCTGGAATCCGGCCGGTCATGCGGCTCCCTTCCGGGCCTTGTCGCGGTCCCTGTGCTCCTCGACCTGCAGGGCTGAGAGGTTCCGTTCCAACCATCCGACGATCCCGTAGCCACCGTCGTCCAAGCCCACGACCAGGCCTGCGTCCATCAGTGCGGCGAGTCGCTGCTTCCATCCGGGGACGTGCAGCCGCTCGACCTGCGACGGCGACAGCCGCCCGTCGGACAGCAGTTTCTTCGCCCGGCAGCACATCGCCAGGTACAGGTACGCGGCTTTCTCGCCGGCGTTCAGGATCCGCTCGTTGTCGAAGAACTCCACGTCGAGCGGGACGTAGGTCATCCGAGGTCGCCGGGGCATCAGCGGCTCGCCGGGTGCTTGTCGAGCACTAGTTTGGTGAAGTGAACGACGCCGATGTAGGGCTTGAGGCGAAACCAACCCTCACGACATAGATGGCAAACGCAGATATCGGCAATGCTGAGACACATCGTGCATTCGCAGCGGCAGATGTCGTCGGGCTCAAGGTGGCCGAGCATGTGACCATCCGGCCCGGTTGCGAGCAGGCCTGAGGCGTTGCCATTGAATGGCCGGAAGTGCAGATCCGCCGTGCCCATCAGGTCCGCGCCGCGTGCTTGTCGAGCATCGTCTTCGTGAACAGCACGACCGCTTCGTCCATTGGCAGCCCGCCGCGGTTGTGCTCCCACCAGTAGTGCAGGAGTGCCAAGGCTTCTGTCTGCTCATGCCACGTCAGAAGCGGCGATGAGTGACCAGCCTGCTCTGCTGCCTGGCTCCTGGCATGGCATACCGGGCAGCGGCACTTACAGTCTTCACTCACGGCTGCGGCGGTAGTGGGGGTCTTGCGGTCCTTGCAAGGCTGGGGCACCATGATGGCACTAGCCCTCCTTCTCGGTCAGTAGTCGAGTGGGGTGGGTCAGGAGGCCTCCGGCGTTGCAAGCGTCCGGGGGCTTCCGCATGTGGAGTTGTCCCCGCATTGTCCCACTCGTGCCGTTCTCGGGGAAGTGTTCGAACACCGACGCCTCCTGCTGCGCCACGCGCAGAGCGGTGGCGGTCCGGGTCGGGTCCGGGCTCGGGTTGACCGGCGCCGGACGGTGCCCGGCGCACCGCCACCCGCAGGGGTGCAGGACCGCTGGGAGCCTCCCACAGACCCGCCCACGGCCCGTTCCGCCACCGCACGGCCCTGGTTGTAGGGCGCCGGCGCGCAGGGTGATGTTGGCGGCGACAGAGGCCGGCAGCGCGTAGGTCACGGGGTGGCCCTACGCCGGCGGCCGATGGTGTCGACGGCGGATTTGGCCTTAGTGCAAGGACGACAGTGGCATGCCCAGTTGACGTAGGTGTTCGCCTTGCCGTGCGTCGCCAAGCTCGGATCAGCGACGAGCCGTGCGGCCCGGACCTTCCGCGCTTGTCGCTGCGCCTGCGCACTCGCAGCTCGGCAGTCCGGGCAGCGGCATCCGAGGTTGCCGTAGCCGTTCAGCGTCCCGTGTTTCGGGTCGCCGTAGGGCAACGGGTGCGGCCAGATGAACGACGTGATCATGGCGTTCCCTTCCGTAGTGCCCGGCGGATTCGGTTCAACAGCGACGCTCGGTGGTACTCAACGTGCCAATGCGAGGGACCATCCGGAGGGCAGCGGTATAGCGTGGCCCGCCATGCGCGGCCCGCGCATGAGGTCGCGGCGTCGGCGAGGTCGTCGTAGCGGAGAAGATCCGGGCGAAAACACACTGTTTCCGTCATGGCGTTCCTTTCCGTAGGGCTCGGCGGATCCGGCCGGTGAGCAGGACCCGGCTGTGCCCCACATGCCAATGCTCCGGGCCCGCAACAGGACATCTGTAGACCGAAAGATCGCGGTGGTGGGTGTCCCGCCGAAGGTCGGTCATCGCGGCCAGGGCGAGCGCTCTGGTGGGGTAGCGGCGCTTCTCCGGCCGCAGACACGGACCGGGCTGGGCGGTGCTCATGCGGCTCCTTCGGTGGGTTGTGTGGCGCGACGGCGGATCTGGCGGGCGGCCTGGTAGGCGATCTCGGCGTCGGTGCACGGCTCGGCCTCGATTGCTGCCGGGGTGTGTTGACACCGCGCCGTCCGCCGGTCTAGGGTGTATCTACACCTACCGGGGAGCACACCATGACCGTCACGATCACCTGCGACTGCAAGACCTGCCGCGCCAACGCCACCACCCTCGGCCTCACCACGCCGCTGACCGCGACCGTCAGCCCCCTCGCCATCGGCGCCGCTGCTCCTGCCAGCCACAAGGCCACGGGCAGGGTCCACGGCCTCGTGCACCTCGCGAACGACCCCAGCACCCTGCAGGTCGTCCGGGCAGCCCGACGCAACATCCTCGCGGGCTGAGATGAGCCGAGGCACTCCGGGCCGCAACATCCGGGTCCCCGACGCGCTGTGGACCGCCGCACTCGCAAAGGCCGAGCGGGACGGCTCGACCGTCACCGCTGTCCTGTTAGACGCCCTCCGGCGGTACGTCATGCCACCCGCTCCGAAACGGTGACACCGAGTAGGTGCAGGGCGAGGGTGACTTGCTGCGGGACACATCCGTTCCCCAATGCCCGTAGTTGCGCGTTCCGTGGGATGCCGGGGACGGCGGTCACCCAGCCGTCAGGAAGGCCCATCAACCACTCGTCTGCCCATCGTGAGAGGCGAGGTAGGCCCTTCAATCCCGGCTCGGTAGGGGCTGGCGCTGGCCTTCCGAGGACTAGTTCCCATCGGTGAACGGCAGGGGCGTACTTCCCCCAGCTAAGGCAGCCACATCGCGGGCGATCCTGCGGCTCTCGTCCCTCAGTCCCCAGCCCGCCGAGCTGCCCCGAGGTCCCCCGCCGTCGCTGTACAACGGCGTCGGTAGCAGCGTCACTACCGCGTTGAGCGGCAGGGATTTCCGGTCTAGCTGCGACGGGCCGGCGGTGTTCGCCGCGTCCTGCGTCATCGGGGTCGGTGGCAGTGACACTTCCGTCCGTAGGTTGCGGCCACCGCCGTTGACCCGATCCGTGTAGCCCGCCCCGGTCGCTTCGCTTGCGGTAGGCGTCGGGAGCAGTGGGCCTCGCATCGCTCCGTCCGAGTCCAGCAGGTAGACCGTCTCGGTAGCTGAGCCGCCGCGGGTCGCTCTCGGTGTCGGTAGCGACGATGAACACTCGGGCACGTCCGTGGGGAGCACCGGCATCGGAAGCGCGTACGCACACCCACCGCGCATCGAACCCGAGGTCGGCCAGGTCTCCGAGTACGACGCCGAGGGCCCGAACAGCTCCGGGATTGGCAGCCTCCAGGTCTGCCCCGTCCGGTCCCAGATCGCGATCAGCTCGTCCACTGAGCAGCCCCCTTACGTTCTCCAGCAGCACGTGGCGTGGCCGTAGCTGGCCGATGACGTAGGCGACGTGGAACCACAAGCCGCTGCGGATCCCGGGGCGCATCCCTGCACGGCGCCCGGCGTGGGACAGGTCCTGGCACGGGAAGCCGGCCGTGAGCCAGTCCACTGGCTCGACCTGCGTCCAGTCCACGGCGGTGAGGTCCCCGTGGTTCGGCACCCCGGGGTAGTGGTGGGCGAGGATTGCGGCGGCGTGTTCGTCGTTCTCGACGTGCCACGCGGTGCGCACGTCCCCGCCGAGCGCGAGTGACAGGCCCAAGTCCAGACCGCCATAACCGGAGCACAATGAGCCGACGACGGCGGTCATAGCCTGAGGCTCGGATCCCACTCGACCCCGAAGCTCGCCAGCTCCTGCTGGTCAAAGCGTGCTCTGGTCTCAAGGAACGCCGGGGTGGCGATGTAGGAACACGTCAGGCAGTCGTCCTGATCGTCCCGATGGTCCTCCTTGATGATGAACAACCGCGAGCAGTAGGTGGTGCTGTAGTAGCCAGCCGCGGCGATCCGGTCGTGTTCGGTCTGGTCCGGCTGGTTCAGGCTAATCGACTCAGAGGTCCGGTAGCTCAGCGGCGAGTCGGCGGTCACGGTGCGAGCTCCACGCGGATCCGGTCGAGGTCCCGCGGCCGCCACACATCGGCGTCAACCCCGGCGTCCCGCAGACCGGCGATCGCGGCTTCCTGCGTGACGGTGAGCCGTCCTCGGTCGGTCTTGATCTCGCGGAGCATGAATCGGCCCGGCTTCCACAGCGCCAGATCCGGCCAGCCTGCCTGTGAGCGTCGTGAGTCGTGGGTGTGGTAGTAGCACCAGCCCCGAAACAGGGCGAGGTCGGTGACGATCTGCTGGAAGTCCCGCTCGCTCATCGGTGCGAGGGTCGGCACTGTGACGCCCCAGCTCCTCACGGTGCGATTCCATGGCAATCAAGGTGCCTATTGGCAGCGGCGTGCGCTGAGCCTTCGGTCTCATGGGCAACACCGTTGGCGCCGCACGTCTCGCACTGCCACGAGAAGGTCCCCCACACCCGGACCGTCACGGCCGCATGGCACCAGCAGGTGCAGTCGGTGCCCGCGTAGACGCCGAGGCAGGCGTCGTGCTTACCGATGCCACAGTGGCCCGAGCGGTAGGTGCTGGCCCGTGCCGGCCCTGGCCTTCCCGACAGGACCGGCACGGAGTCAGGGGCGGTCACAGCACGCCTCGACGGGTGCGAATGACCTCTACCTCGGTGCGAGGGACGTCGGCTCCATGCTGCTTGCAGGCACCGCTGACTGGCACGGTGCCGAGGTCGTACGGGCGCTGCTTCCACTGAATCTCGTACTCGGCAACCTCGTCGCAGGCGTTGTCTGACGGCATCAAGTAGTCGCAGATCAGGGCATCCCAATGACCTATTTCGCCGCGGTAGAACGGCGGGCTGACATCGACGGCGCTCATGCCACCATGTCCTCACGGTCGCAGCAGTCCCCAGCGTGCATCTCGGCTTCCCGTGCGGCGAGGACCGCAAGCGACGTCCGGTGGCACGCGCAGGGGCAGGGTGCGATCTCGTCCCGGTGGGCGTCCCAGCCATCACCGACGCACGCCCCGCACTTCCCGGCCGCGCAAGACCCGCTTAGCGGGTCGGGAAGCGTCACCGTCCGACCAACGGCAAGAACCGGCCAGTCTGGGGATCGTTCGCCACTCTGCCTTTGCTCCTTGCGTCGGCGATGTTGTCCAGGTGCGAACCGGCGGACAAGTGGGACGGGTTGACGCAGTTCCGTACGTCGCACGAGTGCAAGACGTACTGGCCCGGGCCCAGGGAGCCGCGGGGACAGCTTGTAGGCAAGGCGGTGGACGTAGACCCGGCCGATGTGCCCGTAGCCATGGTCGCCGACCGACCCGGTCCAGAGCCAACAGCCATCGGTACGTTCAGTCTGGGCGGTAAGCCGATCCGCCAACGAGGGGCGGGCAGGGAGTTCGACGGTGCCGTACTTCCAAATCCTCAGGTAGTGCTTCATGCACAGCCGTTTGCCTCTGTACTTCACGACGCCCAGACAGTTGGGGATACGGCAGCAGTCCGGGCTCAGAACGGCGGTCATGCCGCATCCCACGAATGGACGAGAAAGCCCCACGCGTAGGCCCAGTCGGGCTCGCCGTGGATCTCGTCGTGGTGATCGCGGCAGACCGCGACGACGTTCCCCCGGTCCGTGATCGAGCCACCACGTGCCCGCGTCAGCGGCTCGTGCCCGTCGGTGGACGGCCGGTGGCAGCCCGGGACCTGGCACACCGGGTGCTCGGCCATGAGTGCAGCCACCAGCACCCGCCGGGCCACGTACACGCGTGACGTCGTTGCTGACCTGGGCCGGAGCCGTCCGGTGCGGCGCATCGGTGCGGTCCGCAACGGCAAGGATGTGCGCTTCACCGTTCCACCTCGTCACAGATCGCCAGGAACTGGTCGCGAACCTTGGCTTTCAGGCGTACCTGAAAGGTTGAACTCCCGTAGTCGTGTGTCCATGTGGTTCGTCCCATCACCTCATCCCCGAGGGCCTGCAGGTCCGCAAAGCAACCCATAAGCACGCCGGTGTAGGCACCGATGACGGCCGCTTCACGTCGGGTGAGGCTCACGGCGCGACCTCCGTCGCGAGGTGCGCGCCCCTGCCTTCACACGCGGGGCAGATGACAGCGGTCCACACCACGACGTCGCTGGCGTCCACGTCGTAGGTGCGCCTTCTGACTCCGGCGCCCTCACAGACCGGGCACGACACGACCGTCGCGGTCACGACGGCACCGGAGTCAGAAGGCGCACAGGGCACCGGTAGCCCTCGCGATGACACAGCGGGCAGCGCATCTCTCCTGCCGCTGCCCTCATGACGTGATGGCGGCATACCAGCCCGGACATCTTGTGCTCGTGCTCGCACATCGCTTCGGCGTCGATGACGCCTTCCTCGCCGCAGTCCTCGCCCGCCTCAATGCATCGGCACGGCACGATCGCGGTCACTGCGTGCCGTCCTCAATCGCGGCGAGGTCAGCGAACTGCAGCCGGCCGTCCGCCCATGCCGCCCGGACCTCGGCGTCGGCGTTGTCGGCGGGCTTCACCATCAGACCGGGCTGCCCGCTGGTCGGTGGGGCGACGGTGATGCCGTCCACGGGCACGACTTGCCCTGTCTGCCAGTCGAGCAAGCCGCCCTGCGCTTTCATGGCATCTAGAAGTTTGCGCTGATAGGCAGGTCGGACCACGGTCACCGTCTGGACCTCTTCCGCCGCATAGGCCGTGCACCAGGCGAGCAGCGCGTCCAGGTCGGTCACGGCGGCGGTTGTGCTGCCCGCTGACGGCTTCGTGGCGGTGACCGTGCCGATGGTGACGAGATCCCCGTCCGGGCCGGTCACAGCGGCGGTGGCGCGGTCCCCGACGAGCAGCGCGTCGAGCAGCGCGGCGCGGGTCGCGGTGTCGGCGGCGGCCACGGCGTCCTTCAGGACGCGGAGCGCGACGAGCCGGGTCGCGAGCGCCCGGGTGTCCACCACAGGGGCGGTCATGCGTGCACCGGCTCGGGCTCGGGATCGGCGAGATCCGGCTGCTTCAGGTCGTCGGCGCGTTCCTGCCGCAATGCCAGGCCATCCCGGCGCATCTCGTCGGTGGCGTGCCCGGACTCGTGCTCGCTGACCATCTCGCCCCACAAACCCCGCAACTGCGGGAGTGTCGGGCAGGTCGCGACCCGGCCGGCCCAGCCCGCGTACCAGCTGTGCGCCTCGACGCTCGTGTCCAGGGGTTGGGCGACCGGCTCGGCCCAGCGCGGGTCCGGTTCCGGTGGTGTCTGCGGCTTCGCGGCCCGCGGCGGCTTCTTGGCCTCCGGGTCGTCCGCGATCTCGTCGGCGCTCAACTCCCCACCCGTCAGCGGCGCGAGGTTGCGGACCTCAGCTGAGCCGGCGTCCACCTTCAGCACGTCGAAGATCAGCCACTCCAGCAGGTTCTGGCTGTTGTGGGTGATCGGCTGGGGCTCGTCCTTGCCCGGCACGAGGCCGGCGTGGACTGACCGGGCGCCGATGACGACCGGGGGGCGTTCGCGGCTCATCCGCACCCACAGCGACGCGTTCCACGGCAGGGTCTTGTGGCCCTCGACGCGGTAGTCCTTCTTGCCCTCAACGGGGCGGCCGTCGTCGCCCATCTGGGCGACTTCCTTGCCCCTGGCGGTGAGCACGACGATGCCCGGGAAGGTCAGCAGGACGTTGTTGACCTTGCTGTACCGCGCGAAAGCGTCGTTCCAGAGGTTCATCGTGATGCTGACCTCGGCCGACGGGTCAGCGGCGAGCTTGCTCCGGTTCGCCTTACTGCCCTTGGCGCGTTCCGATGCCCAGTCCTTGAGCATGTCCCACAGCGCCGACATGCTGTCCACGACCAGGACGGTCGGTGGTTCGCCGGCCTTCTTGGCAGCAGCAGCGGCTTCCTTGACCGCGATGACCTGCTCCAGGACGGAGGCGTAGCTGCCGTCGTGGTCCAGCACAAGGTAGTTGGCGCCGGGGATCGCGGCGTACTCGTCGGCCGCGCCTTCGTTGAGGTCGAGCCAGTAGGTCTGCCCGACTCGCTTGGATGCCGAGAGCAGGGCGCAGGCGTAGCTCTTGCCAGCTTTCTCGGCGCCTTCGAGTAGGACGACGGGGTAGGGCACGAGGCCAGTGGGCTTGCGTGTGCGGAGCGCGGTCATGAGGTGCCTTCTCGGCTGGCAGTTGGGGAGGCCGGGGCCTTGACGTCGAACCAGACGCGACGGCCGCCCGGCTCAACCACGGCGAGCTCGTGACTCAAGGCAGCGCCTCGCGCCCAGCGAACCTCGGCAGCGGCATCTATCGCCTCGTACACAGCAGCGAGGTCCCAGTCCGCGCCGAACGGTCCGGCGAAGGAGTGCACGAGCGTCCGGCCGTAGTCGTACAGGTCCGGGTCCTCAACGGTGAACGCCTGCGCAGTAGCGGCGTCCTTGAACTCTTGGCGGCTCATCGTTCCCCCTGGCAGTACGTGGCGGCGGCGGGGTTGTGCGCGGCGGTGAGGCGCTGGCATTGCAGGTGCTGGCCTTCACCGGCCGCCCACACGAGTGCGGCGAAGGTCGCGGCGAGGGCGAGGATCTGCACGCAGGCCAGCAGGCGGGAGCGGGTGATCACGACGCTGGCCTTGTCGGACCTGTTGGGTACGGGAAGTCCTTGCCGACTTGGCGCTCAACGTTGGGGGCGTACTGACCATCCCGGCCGTCCAAGCCGGGCCACCACGCCCCGCGTTCGGCCTGCCACAGCGCGTTCGCCTCCCACGCAGCTACCAGGTTCGGTACCTGCGCCTGTCGGCGTTCCGGGAAGGGCTTGACGATCCACTCCGCTCCGGACCCGAGCACCAACATCGACCCCGGCGCCAGCGTGTAGTCGCCCGGATGCAGGAACCACGGCGAGCCGCATTCATCGCAACACAACACGGACTGACCCACCCACACGAAGCCCTTGCATACGGAGCGAGCGGACGCGGTCACGACGTGCCCTCGGCGTTCGTGTGCTGCCCGCAGTCGGCGCTGAGGTTCCACGTCGGCCGGTGGCACACCTGGCACGGCACCGGATGTTCCCGGGGCTGCCGCTCACCGTCGCTGGCAGCGCGGAGCAGGTCGTCCAGGCTGTGCAGGTGGTCGAGGTGGTCGGTCAGGTCCCGCCGCGCCTGCCACAGATCGTCGGCGGGTCCGGTCTCGCAGTGCAGGCAACGCCATCTAGCCCTGGCCTTGTCGCAGACGTCGCAGTTCCCGCCGCAGCACTCGTCGTGGCCTCTCGTGTCCAGGTGCCGGCCCAAGCGGGTCGCGGCGGTCGCGAGATCCTCCAGCAGCCCGGCGGTGACCTCGCGGTCGGCGAAGGCAGCGGCGATCAGGGCGACCACCACGTGCGGCGTCAAAGCGCCATGGTCGGAGTCGAAGAGGTCGTAAAGGCCGTCAACGATTTCCCACCGGGTGTCAATGCGGACGGCGATGTCGGTGAGGGTGTCCGCGACGATCTGCCGGGCGTCAACCGGCGCGGCCTGGGCGGTCACTTCTCGCCGCCGGGGTCCGTGCCCAGAACGCCGCCAGGCGCGTTGTAACGCTGCCGCAGCTCCTGCCAGATATCAGGAAAGGACCCGCTCAGCGCATCAGCATTACGCGTGTCTGCCTGCCGCATCGCGGCCATGATGAGCGCGTAGAACGGGTAGTCCATGAGCGTGATGTCGTGAGAGGCGCGGTAGTCGTAGAGGCTCATCACGCGCCGTCCTGCGCGGTCGGGACGGACCGGAGCGAGCGGCCGGCCGGGTGCCGGGTACCAGACGCAAGCTCGTCGAGGGCGTCGTCGCGGGCGATCTCAGCCCGCAGGACCCGCTGCTGCAGGTCCAGGCTGCCGTTGCGCCGGCAACCCTCGTAGGCGGCACCGATCCCGAACCCGGTGAGCACCGCGAGGGCCTGCCACACGGCGATCACGAGGGGTCACCTGCGGCGCTGGGTTCTATGCTGGTCATGTCTGGCCTTTCCGTGGAAGCGGATGGGGTGGGCTGGGGGTGTTACGCGTGAGGGCGCGTCCCGTCAGGGAGTGGCGAGGTCGCCGTTGGGCGTGTAGGGCTCCGGTGCGGACGCGAGAAGCGGGTGCATGGCGAGGTAGTCGCGGTGCTTCAGGGCGGCGTTGTGCTCGTGCTGCGCGGCGGCGATGGCCGTCTGGTGCTTGCCGATCTCAGCCGCCAGCGTCGTGAGCTTCGCGTCGGCCCGGTCGAGGTCGGCCTGCGCCTTGACCTTCGGGTCGTGGCGCTGGCGTGTCTTCGGGGCTGGCGCGAGCGCTGGCGTGTCGGGCGGGTCGTCGGTGGTCGTGGGCTTGCGGGCGGCACTGGGCATGGTGGTGCTCCTTCGCGGGTGGGGGTCGGTCAGGCAGGCGTGCCGAGGAGCGCGACCATCGAGGTCTGCGTCTCGACGTCCTTGAGCACCTCGTCGAACGCGGTGCGCTGCACGTCGCGGGGACGGTCCAGGACGTAGCCGAGACTCAGTCGCCCCTCAGTGATCCGGTAGCGCAGCCGGGCGGTGACCTTGTAGAGGCCTGTGCCCTCGTAGGGCGCGAGGCCGAGCTCGAACTCCTTCGGGATCGTCAGGTTCCCGAGCGGTCCGGCGCCGGCCTCGACCTCCTCCCGGTAGACGAGCTGCCGCTGTCCGCTGCCAAGGTCGCGGGAGGACTCGAACCGGACCTTCGTGTTGGCCTGAAACGACTGCGCCAGCTCAAGTAGGTCAGCTCCGGTGGGGACGCGGATGTCGGGCAGGGACCCCTCGACGTGTTCGGCGAACTGCACCTGGTTGAGGAGCTTGCCGTCGTTGGCCGTCCAGCGGTTCCACGCGTCGGTGGGGCGGAAGGTGAGGACGGCGCGGTGGTCCCCCCATCCGGTGGCGTCAGGGGCGGCTCGGTGGCCGTTGAGTAGGGCGGTGACGCCGGGGACCGCTGGGTCGGCGTAGAGCTGTGTGGCGTCGCCGTCGGCGTGCTTGTGGACGTAGGCGCCGAAGCTCGTGGCGTCGAGGAGCCGAACGGTTCCGGTCTTGCGGAGCGGCTTGGGCAGGGGCTCGGCGCCTCGTACGACGTTGACGCTGCTGCCAGTGGGCACGACGTAGGCGTAGGCGGTGTCCTCGTCCAGAACGGTCGGACGGGCGGCGTGCGTCGCGACGAGGGCGACGGTCGCGGCTTCGGTCTCGACCTCGTCGCTGACCGTGCTGAGGTCGGCATCGGTGGCGCTCATCGGTTGACCGCCTTGGCCTCGGTGACCTCGGGACGGTTGACCTCACGCAGAGGCAACTCGATCTGCCGGGGGTCGGACCGGGACAGGTTGCCCTCGTTGTCGAGGAAGAAGATGGACTCGGGGCGTTCGGTCTGGGGCTTCTTCGCGACCGTCAGGTCGGAGATGAGGACCTGTTCGGCGTTGCCCTTCGCGGCGGGCTTGACCTTGATCTGCAGCGTGAGGCTGCCGGCCTTACTGGTTTCCTTCACGGACTGCAGTAGATCGTGGAGCTGCTCGCTGATCTCACCGTGCAGGGCGCCTCGGCGCTGCTGCTGGAGGAACTCGGCGAAGGGGCGGATGTGTGTTTCGTCCTTGGTGGTGTCGGGCATTTCTGTTCTCCTTTGTGTGTCGGTGGGTGGGTCAGAGCAGGTGCATCGCTACGGTGATCAGCGCGGCCAGTTCGGCGGCGGCGTCGCCGAGGAGCAGCAGCCACGCCCAGCCGCGAGCGCTCACGACGTCCTCCGGCGGCGCTGGCGGGCCTTGTACGCCTGACCCTTGTGGCCTGCTGCGTGCTTGCCGTAGCGGGTGAGTCCGCCTTGGAATGGCTTGGTGGTCATGCGGGAGGCGTTGAGGTTGTCGAGCATCTCCCGCAGGTCGGTGATCCTCACGACTCACCGCGCAAGAAGGCGTGTGCCTGCACGTTCCAACGTGCGTCGGCGAGCGCGTTGTGCTCAGCGTCGGTCTGCTCGGGCAAGCGCGGGTTGCCCTGCTCGTCGCACGCCTGCTTGAGGTCCCGGCAGTACATCGGCCAGCCCTTGGGCAGGTCCATCATCGTGCCGAACAGTTGGCAGAGAGCCACCCAGTCGTAGTCGGCGTAGTAGGCCCACCATTCGGGCTTCTCCGTGCCGACGAAGGCGAGTAGGGATGTCCTGATCTTCTCCCGGGACATCCAGCTTGGGTCGGTCCGTGGAGGCAGTAGGGGCAGCACGTTCTTCTGCACCCACGGGTTGCACCGCTCGGCGTCGAACTCGGTGCTGATCGCGTAGAACTCGCGGCCATCCTCGGCCACGACGCCGATGCTGATCAGGTCGATGATCCGACCGTCCTCAGCGAACTCGGTGTCGAAGTAGAACCTCACGACGCGGCCTTGGCGGGTGCGGCGTGCCACTGCCTGCCATCGGCGCTCGGGAGGTACCAGCTGCGAAGGGTTTCGTAGGCAACGTCCACGCCGGTCGTGTCGCGCAGTTCGTTGCTGATCTTGCGCCATGAGACGCTCTTGGCTCGTCGGCTCAGGACGAAGTGCTCTAGGGAGCCGTCAAGCAGGTGATCGGCTAGGCGCTGAGTGACCGTCATGTCCCGCATACCGCAGACAATGCCCGCACATCTGCGGGAAGTCAACCAGTATCGCGGAGCAACTTGTCAGACCAGTTGACAACCTCTAGCGTCTGGCGACATGAGTACAGAATCTGTGGCCCAGGTCCAGACCGACGAGACCATGGTCCGTGTCGTGCGGTCCTTGATGTCGTGGCACGACCTCGCGATGCCCGACATCGCCACCGCGATCAACGCGAGCATCGGGACCGTCGAGCGCCGCCTGTCCCGCAAGCCCGCGACCCGCAAGAGCTTCCTCGGCTGGGAGTTGCAGGCACTTGCTGACTACTTCGGGGTGCCCGTCGAGGTGTTCTACACCGGCGCCGTTGACCTACTGCAGTCCGAGTTGAGCCAGGGCCAGTCCGTCAACAATCGACGGGGTTGACCCCAGCCGACCTCACCTTGACCAGGAGCTCGCTGGGACCGGCTACGGGCATGGGCAGTTCGGCGAACTCCTGCGTCTCGGGACC